CACCACCTCCACCCCCGCCAAGAAGACTACCACTTGTATTGTCAATAATGGTTGTCATTGTTGTTGTTAATGCTGTGCCTCCATCACCACCATTTCTATCTGCCTTACCATCAGCGTTTGTGCTATTACCATTGTTACTTGCCAGTGTTCCACCACGACCACCTGCACCTTGTATTGTACCATTGTTCGTTATATTTAAAATAGAACCTGTTGTTGCAAAACCTATCGTGCCTGTTTGAAAAGCAGGAGTAGTATGTGAAGTAGAACCCACCACTACATCGGCGTCAATTGTAACATTAATAGTTACTCTATCAGTTCCATTGTAATTAGTATTACTGGATAAATGAGAAGCTAAATTAAAATCGTTTGTGCTTGAACTTATGGTAACATTAAACACTAACTCTCCACCCGCTCCAAAACCATGCACATTGTAACCAAAACCCGTCATTAAGCATCATTCTTTGCATCTGTGGTAAAAAATAATTTAATCCCTAAAAGCCTGGCATCACCACTTTGGTTATCTGCCGACACATCTCTCATGATTTGAAAGAAAACTAATTCGTCTGTTGAAGGAGACCCCGCTATTGTAACATCTCCACTTTCTGCTGAAACATCTAAATCATTAGATGTGCCACTATGAGCTTTTGCCGTAGCAACTACATTAGTTCCAAAAACCGTGTTGCATGAACCATCGTCAGCTATTGCAACACCAGATAAACCCCAAGCAACTGTGCCAGTATTTGTGCCAGTAACTGTAAAAAATGCTTGAAAGGTTATAGTCCCTTCGTTCCATGATTTAGGAAAAGCAACAGAAAATTGTGCGTTCTCATCAGAACTTGCATCAAAATCTAATACTTTTATTTCAGGGCCGTTAGATAACTCTACTTGTGTTAAAGCAGAACACCCATTTGTTGTGTTTGCATACATCGCTGTTGCTGGAACCCAAATTGTTTCTTTACCTGCAACTTTAACGGCAGAACCACCAGCTTGAACAACACCAGTTCCATTAGGTGCTATGTTGATATTACCATTAGATCCATCTGCGATAGTAATACTACCAGAACTAGAACCAGAGTTTGTGTTTAAAATTAAATCACCTGTTCCTTGTGTCGTGATTGTAGCATTAGCGTTGTTGTCTCCAACCATAACAGTATCTGCACCTAGGTTTATATCACCTGTGCCATTTGGAATAATATCTATGTTTGCATTTGAAGTGGATACAATATCATTACCATTTATATCTAAGTCTCCACCTAATTGTGGTGATGTATCATTTTTTATTTCAACGGCTTGTTTTGCAACGGCTGCTCCAGAACCCGCACCATCGGCATAAACCCAAGCTGTTTCACCATTTAAAACTGTAGCATTTGCACCAGAACCTTGCGTCAAGATAACAGAATAAGGGCCAGAACTACCAGAGTCTGTTGTTGAATTAACCACTAAATACACTTTGTCTTGATCATTGGGTGTTATGGTTACTGTATTGTTTGCACCTAACGCACCTGTAAAAACCAATACCCTAAATCCACCATCAGTTAAAGTGCCATCTGTTGTTGTTAAAGTATGTGTTGTTCCAGATAAAGATATAGAACCCACACCATTTATGGCTCTATCTAAAATGTCCAGATTATTGTTAGTGGTTGTTCCCCAAGTTCCTGCTTGTTCTCCAGAACCTATTTTTTCTACGCCTAAATTTGCTGTATAAGTGCTTGCCATATTTTCTTCCTTATTTAATTTACCACATTATCTTATGTTTAACCACTCCACCACTCATATCTTTTAAAAGATATCGTTCCATGATTCAGTATTTGTTGTAGCTAGTATATCATCCCAAGTCTCTCTTGTAACTAAAATTGCTAAATCCGATATAGCTAATTGTGATATAGCTGCTTCTGAAAAAGAAGTCGCAACATCAGCCGAAGTTAATGAGGCACTTCTTTTATCTTTTAACTCTTGTGTTATTGAAGTCCACGATTCATTAGCGGCAGGAGATATTAAACTCCAAAGCTCTCTTGATATTATATTTAAATCAGAAAGTCCGCGTTCAGATAATGTAAATTCACTTAAACTCATTTAATTGTCCATTTAATGTCTTATATTAAAAGTATTAATGTAAAAATTCAATAGCTCTCCTTTGGAAAATACTCATACCAACCAGTAGCAATCCATTTCTCATTCGATATAGGAGGATTCCCTCTGTGAGTATGTGTAAAACCACATGGAAATAAACACATTGTTCCTTTTTTTGCTTTTATTCTTCTAGAATATTGTAAAAATTCTAACTCGCCTCCCTCGTTAACATCATTTAGAAAAAGTGACCAAACAAGAAACCTTGTTTTGTTCATATAATCTTCAAAATGCCAACTGTGAAATCCACCACCAATAGGTGTAAACTGCACTTTAAAACTTGAAAAAGATATACCAGATGTTTCTAAATAAAAATTTCTAACAATTTCATTAACATATCCATATTGCATTAAAGAATCATTCAAACATTTTATAAATTTATCAGTGTTATCCTTTTGTATTGTTATCAATCCATCTAAAATAGAATTGCCTTGCCATTGTATATCTTTTCTTTTAATACTGTTTTCTTCTGTTCTATCTAGTTTACCTCTATTAGAATAATCAACTGCTTTTACAACATTGTCGCACACATCATCTGACAAAGCATTATCAATAACTAATATATGATCGTTGTAATTAATATTCATTTATTTAAACTCTATATTACCAGAAACAACTATTCTATTATGTTGACATTGTTGAATAGGCACTAAGTGAAAAACAAATGAAGGAAATATTGTTAAACTTCCTACTTTTGGTATTAACTTATAATTATTCGCCGTTGGAAAAACTAAAGGTGAACATTTTTCACAACAATCAACATAAAAAACAAAACTCCATAAAGAAGGAAAATGGTCATGCTCATTTGTGTAGTCTCCTTTTTTATATACTGCCCCCCAACAATCTCTAACATACATATTTAATTTAATATTAGGAGTAATGCTTTGTGCTGACTTTAATGCTCTATCACATATCCATTGAAAAGAACTATTTGTTTTGTGTATGTGCCAACTTGTCATATCTGCTTGAACATTAGACTTTCGTTTTTGACAATCTCCTTGTTGTAAAATAGCTCCAATTATGTCATTTTGTAATAATTTAAATTCATCACTATAATCAATGGTTGCGATAGGGTGTTTTTCACAAAAAGTAAGTTCAGATATAATCATTTTTCATGTTTACTCGCAACTAGTTTTCTTCTTGCTGTGTCTGTGTATTTTGCATTTACACCTCCGCCAAAGTAATTTATGTTTATCGTTTGTCTAAACAATTTATCTGTCGGTGCAGAGCTTGAATGAGGAGTTGCAGAATTAAATAAAAGAAGTCTGTTTTCTTTTGATTCTATTTCTGTTCCATCAGCCATCAAAGTAGGAGCGTTACAGTTTGTTAAAAAAAACAATGCTCCGTTATGAAAATAATCATAGTCAACATGAGGTGCGTGTATATCTATCTCGTTTTTTATTTTAAAATACATATTTGCTTTTATTCTAATTAACGCATTTATGTGTAATTTTTGTGTTAAATTTAAAAAAGGTTCTAGTGTAATTCCTTGTGACCATTCTTCTTTAGCACGAACTGTATTAAGATATACTAAAGTGGCAAAATAAAAATCTTCTCCATTTACATCGTGTAGATTTATATGTGGAGATGTATACCAAGGAAAATCTCCACCTTTGCCTAAATATTGTTTTAATTGTGCAAATTCTATTTCTGGCAAAAACTCATCATAAACTTCGTAATAAAAAGGGCCATGATGTTTTCTTTTTTTTACTTCTTTTTGCCACTCTTCTTTGTTCATTTAAAGTGGTTTCCTAACAACCAACTTACACAACTGTATCTAATTCCTTCTGTTACTGGTTGCACACCATGTTTTATATATGAAGGAAAAAATATAACTGTGCCTTGTTCCATTGAGTCTTCTACGTTAAATTTGTCTTTATCATCTGGAAAAACAAACTCCCCACCTTTATAGTATTCTGGTGCAGTAAGTTGTATAGACATTGATAGTTTTCTTACTAATAAATCAGGATTAACGTTGTCGTAGTGTGCATCTTCGTGTGGTTCGTAAAACCCTTGGTTTTTTTCGTCATACCTAGTAATTTGTAAGGTTTCAGGCTCTTCTATATCAAATTGGTAAAACTTATCATTTGTATATTTTATCAATTGTAATATTGGTATAAATATATCTAAGTTTTTAATTACACTTCTTATAAACGAAACTTCACTTGTTCTTATTTTTTTGTTTACTTGTCCTTGTGGCGTTGCGTTGCCCACACTTGCGGGTATAAAATTATTTTTACATCTATCTATTATTAAATTACATAATGCAGGACTAATAGCTTTTTTTGCCACTATTATATTTCTTTTCATTACTAATACTACCTTTAGCCTACTGGGTCTGCATAAAGAAAATGACGTTTATCATATTTAAACATAGGGTCATATTTACCCTCTTTTTCAATATAATGCAAAAAAACTTGTGTATGCCAATCATAATGCAAGTCATTACGCCAATGTTCTTGTTCACACCCTTTGTATATAACGCCTTGTCCTTCTTCTAATACAAATTCTTTTCCGTCAACATAGATACCCCAATTATTATTACTATCTGACTTTCCTAAACATAAAGTAACGCTAACCTCACATGATTCTCTGTCTTTATGAGGGGGGCAACTTTGACCTTTGTAATAAGTTCTCCAAAATGAATAAGTAGGTATTAACTCTTTATTATATCCTTCTTCAATTTTATTTTTTAAATAAAGTAATAAAGCTTCTGTTGGGGCATCTGCATAAAAATTTGTGCATCCTGCAAAAGGGCCGTCTTGCACTTTATCAATAACTTTTCCTATAGTGTGACAATGAGAAGTTAAATAATCACTCATATCACGAGAAATTAAATTTAAAACTTTGTTCATTCTTTTGCCATTTGAGGAACAGTTCCTAGCATATAAACTATTGCCCACTTACCAGAAAATTTTTTATCTTTATCAATTAACTTAATTTCATCTACTGAGTGATGATACCAACTTGGAAAAAGCAGTAATCTGTTACTCTTGCACTCAATTTTAATTTTTCCCCGTGTAATATTAAAGTCACCACCAGTAAAGTTTTTTGGTTCTTTGTATAAAAAAATTATCATTGTCCATTTGAATGTATCGTGATGCTCACCATAATAAGTTGACTCATCGTAATACGAAAGCATAGAAGTGCTTATATTTGTATTTGCAAAATCTCCAAACCAAGCATAAGTTTCATTCTCTGTGCCATGATGGAATTGAGTTTTTACTATATCATGAAATTCTTTAGATTGTATTTTTGGCAAGTAATTATTTAAAATTATAGAATATTGTTTGTCTTTAAGAACTTCGTCTGGAAATACTCTTAAATTATTTGATAATGGTTTTCCCTCAAGCGTTCTAGCTACATTAGTTTGGTCGGCTTTTTGCATCTTATTTGTTTGAGAATAAAAATTAATTTCTTTCCAAACATCTTCTAATTCTTGTTCATTATACCAATTGTCAATAACTACAATAGGATATATTTTATGTCGAATATCTAAAACTTTTTTCATAAATATTATGAATAAGGAAATGTCGCATTACCATCCGAATCAACTTTAGCTGCTGCTCCATCCACATCTTCGTCAAAAGCTAATTCACTTTCTAAATGTGTTTTTATACTATTTATAGTAGAAGAAGTCAATCTAGTTTCTACCCAAGAAATTACATTTGCTTTACTTACACCATTGTATGCAGTAAAAGAACTTGCAACATTATTTGTATTCAGATTTAAATCAACATAATGTTGTCTTGTTAAACTAGACTTAACATCACTTGTTGCCTTTAAATGTGCTTCAACTCTTTTAATCACATCAGTGTAGGTTGTTCCCCCCGTTGTAATATTTTTTGTATATAGTTTTTCAACCACCCACTCATAACTAGCCATTATGACGTTCCTCCTGCAACTGTTCCGTTATTTGTAAAAGTAACATTTGATAATCCTTCTATGTAATTTCCTGCGGCTCCTGCGGCTCCTGCGGCCCCACCTTCACTACCTGCGGGGTCTGTTCCAGAAGCTCCGTCTTGTCCTGCCGTTCCTGCTTGTCCTGCCGTGCCATAACCACCTCCATTACCACCTGCTGAACCATCACCACCTGTTCCTGCATTAGTTCCCCCTGCTGAACCTTCTGCACCTGCGGCTCCACTTCCTGCTGTTGGATTGTTATGTCCCCTACCAGCTCCACCTGCACCTCCCGCACCTCCTGAACCACCTTCATTTGTTGTTGTTGAAGGATAAGTTCGTCTTATATAATACATAACTTGAGGATCTGTAGGTGAATATTGAGGATGTTTCTGGGCCCTATAGTATGTGTATTGTCCTACTGTTAAACTAGTTGTTGGTAAAGGTTGTGGATTACCTTGTTGTGATCCACCCCACATTAAATAAGTTGCATTGATTGAGGGGTGTTGCCCGTATGCCCAGTTTGTTCTTTGCGGGTCAGCAAAATTAATAGTTGGGCCTTGTTGTGCTGTTGTAGACTCTTGACCATCTCCTCCGAGACCGCCACCTCCACCGCCGCCACCACCTCCACCTCCT